GAAAGACCCCCTTTAACAGCAATTCGTTGTAGTTTTCGTTAGTGATTTCAACTAGTTGATATGGGTCAGAGCCTAGTGAACGGCAAGATATTTGGCTCAAACTCAGGCCCAGTTTTTAAAGAAACGATGCCCCCAAACAAAATACACGTTTAATTCCCGATGTTGGGTTCGTTGTCGTAGTAGATGAAATCACCCATGATAGCGACCTTACTTAGCCTGATAAGAAATCTGAGCTATAAGATACCTTCCAAGAGCTTCATCAGGTATTCTTCCTTTCAAATAATCTAGATTTTGATATTCACTCTTAGTACTTTCAAATACAGTTTTTGTATCAATATAGCAAGGAAGATAATCATCCTTTTTTCTGTACTCACTTTCAAGTCGCAAAATTATTGTAGACTTTCCTGTACCCTTCCTACCAACCAAAAATGTAGTGTTGTCAGAAAGAATCATTTTAAAAACCTGATTTTCGGGTAAAAGATCTGTGTACAACGTCTCTATCAAAGATCTTTCTTGCTCGTCTTTGATCTCAGCACGCTTAAATCTTTTCAATGAGTCGGCTGCCTTATAAAACTCATCTCGATTTTTTTCAAGTTAACATTCAATCTCAACTCCTGACTCTTTGTAAATATCATTAGGAAAGCACACATAGTAGTGTTGAAAGTAGATCGCCGCCTCATGATGATTACTAACAATTACATAAGCGTTTTATTACCAAAAGATTTTTATACAGAACAGTGCTGAATGCCGCAAGTCTATCGTTTAGTGTTTGCGATAGATTTAAGATGATAGACACTTTTTCTTGGCTACAAGAAAGGACAATCGCTCGATGGTGGAAATGACACGCTGAAGCCTTGGAGTGTGGTGGAATCTACCCCCGTGATACAGCGCGGGGGTCGGCGCTTTGCGCTGCTCCGCGTCGTAGTCCACTCCTTGTGCGCGCGCTAAGCGCACGACACCAAAAAGCACAAAACCCAAAGAATGAGGCTTGCTCGACTCTCGCCGCGCCTAGTTGTGGCCAGTTCCGCGAGAAAATGCTGCTACCCACTGCGTTTGCTGAAACTTCTTTTAGGCTTGGCAGGGCGAAGGGTGTTTTTTCTGGTGCAAGAGTATTGAGAAAAATAATGACGGTAAATGCGCGCTTTAGCAATCAAGCGAACCGCCGCGAACGCTTAGAGTGTTTCGGATATGCAGTAGCATACGTTCAGAGTGTGTTGAGGCTAACGTTATGGCCTAGTCCCTGCGGGGCATCGAGCGAAGCTCGAAAGTCGCGCACTGAGGCGCGAAGTTGTCTAAGTATTATCCACAGTTTCTGTGGATAATACTTACAAAGAATAGATGTGTTTCTTGAGCATCATTTCTAACTTGAATAGGTAAAGCCTACGCTGGTACAACTCCAGTAAAGTAGGAGGGCCTACACGAGCAAATGCACCAATCGGGCTATTAAAAATAAAACGCGATATTGTTTCACATTGTATTGTAGTTTTACTCATTTCTAGCTCCTGAGTGTCACCAGTGACATAGCCTACAAACGGATGAAGTGATACAAACTTACCAGTATCAATATTACGTAGAACATCAATCGTTAGGCTTGGGTTTTCTGAAAGGGCTGAAGCCAACTGATAGAAATCAGACTCCATGCCTTTAGGGATCCAAAGCGTTACTTTTTTTAAACCTTGCTGCTTTTTCTTCTCTTCATATCGAGCATTACGCGAAATGTTCATGATTCATTCCTTGCGAGTGAAGTTATAGATGTGGCTATTTACAATTGCGTTTATCTAGCTGCGCTTTAAAGCCTCGAATGCCAAGAGCGAGAAAGTACGTTAAGACGTCGTAAAACAGCAGAGCCGAGAGAACTGCCACAAAATTGTAGAAGTATGAAGCCTCAATAAGTGTGGCCAATTGGTCGACAGTAATAACGATTTGTTCCATATGATCACCTAAAATAGCGCGCCTAACTTTACTTGCGGCGGCTGACTCGCGTCAGGCACCGCCTCGCGCAGTATCGGCTTGCAGGTTACGTTGATAGTGATGTTTTCTTTCGTGAGCTTGAGTAGACAGTCATCGTAATGCACGTAAGCAATGTCGTTTGCCCTCAAGAATGTATCGTCTAGGTAATAGGTTCCCTCCGGTGTTTTGGCCTCCAGTGTGACAAAGAACTGAAAGCCCTTAGTTTGGGATTGTCGAGTGGTGTGTCCGGTGTAATAGAGGGTCTGCAAGTCATAAAGACCAAGCATTTGCTTTATGGTATCAATCCGATGAGATGGAGCAGGGGAAACAGAGCTAGCTTGATGGCCGTCCCCACCAGTAGATAAAGCAGGAGCATTTTGCCCACCCGTTTGAGGAACGCTATCGGGCGACTGAGAAACGGAAGTGTTAGACGTTTGCGCGGACGTGTCCGCCACCGTCTTAGAAGAACCAAAAACCAGACCGGAAAACGCATAGATAAAATACCCAATTGAAAGTATACCAAGCAGCAAAGACCCCAAGATGGTGGGATTCTTTAGAAGCATATTGATTGCACCTGATTGATTCGCTTGCCCCGTTGACGTGGACTTGTAGAGCAAGTGAGCATCGAGAGGGATTTTTTGAGGAAAGACGTTGGGATCTTTTCCTTTTGGGATAACCAATGTGGCAACGTTTTTCGGGTGACGGTAAATCAGGGGCTTTCTTCGAGCAAAAAAGTAGGCGTCACGGCCTTTATGGAAATAGCATTCTTCCGCGCAAGCACGGATAGCCGAATCAATTTGCCCCCAATCAGGCGAAAGCAAGTGAATATCCCAGTTGTAATGGCGGTGACGCATGAACCCCTCATTAAATGATAAGGGATAAATGATTCGGCCAGTTTCGTCATATTCGGCTATCCCCCTGTCGTCCATCTCACAAGCTTGCAGCTTGGACATATCCGCAGGGAGATAGCGAGCATTAAAAAAGCTCTCATAGTCAGGCGGCAACATAGGGAGAAAATCGGACAACGGACGATAGAACACCTTCTCCATACGAAAGCCGATGTTCTTAGAGAAAATATCTTGGCACTCATCAATCACGATGAGCGCACCAATCGGGCACCAACAAAAGAAATGCTGCCATAGCTCAATCCCATTCTTATCACGGCTGAAGATACGGATTAGGCGAGTAGTGGAGGGGAACGTAATATCAAAACGCTTTTCGATAACATCGAGCGTTTCAAACCCCTGCATATTGGTGACAACAACGCGACCTGCTTTTAACGCTTCTAAAATGACAAAGTAGGCCACATAAGCAGACTTGTACGACCCGTTGGCTCCCGTCCGAATAAAAATAGCCATGGTTAGAACCTCGTAATTTTCCAAACAAACGCAGTAGCAAGACAGTTGAAGTAAATCCCAATAGCTTGAGGGATTTTGAAAATGAAAGCGTAATAACGGATTTCATCCGGTAGGGCATTAAAGAAACTGGCTAACATATCGTTAAAGCCAATGTCATTGAGAAGGTACTCCGCCGTTTTATAGGCAAGCTCAAGCGAGTAAATCAGCCAAAGAAACTTAAGTTTGACATACCAAGCATTGCCCCAAACGACGAGCTGACCGAAGTAATCAGGGATAGACTTGAAAAATTCAGTGACCGTGTCACCTGCATTAGCAATTGCGCCAAGCAAATCTAATAAAAATTGCATTACTCACGCTCCCCCATGATGGTCTTGATACCTGCAAAAGCAGCCAAAAATAAGATGACGGATGAAATCAAGGCGGCGTTGTCAACCAAAGCAGGGAAGACACCAGACGTGAATTTAGTCATGGGGCCCGTGGGATTTAACGTTAAAGAATGGTCTTTGTAAAGCCGCTTTCATGTTGGAATTTGAAAGAAAAAGGCTTTTAAAATCCTTTGTTTTTTTGAGGAATGTTTTGGAAATCGGTAATTTCCGGATTGAGTTGGGGAAAGCATCCTCCCCCATAAAGAGGAAGCTCCCCCGAAATCGAACCCCAAAAAGCCAATGCCTGGCTTAAGAATAATCCCTTCACCAATGGAGTAAACCCATTTAGGTTATCCAATCCCCGGATTTGACCGGAATCAATACCCCGTGTTAAGAGAGTTAATACCAAGACTCCAATACCGGGATAAAATCAACATCACCACCGCCGCCAACCAATGCCAGAAAGTGCCTTTTCTAACGAGTCCATGCGATAAGCAAAAAAGTTAGTAAATGAGTTGTGATTGTCATCGAGAGTACGCTTTACAGAGTCTAGGCGACTGACCGTGTTATCAAGATGAGCCAGAGCCGAATAGGAGTTTCCAATAAAGTGATTACTAATCGCGTTAGAAATATTTTTAAGATAGGTTTCTGAGTCACCGCCACCTGAACCCGAATCACTTAATTTATTGAGTATGTTGCCAAGGGTATTAGCAGACATTTGGGAATATGCGGCAGTTTGTGAAGTGTTCTTTTCGATATAGTCCGATAAGTTGCGGATAGAATAAAGCTGTCCTGACATGGTTGACATTAAACTTGAATAGCCTTTGTTTATATCAAGAAGCTGAGAATTTTTAATTAGAATGTTGTCGAGAGTCATAACGCCCATACCCTCGATAAAAGCCATATCCTTTAAAGCCTGCGCTTGTTGTCTACCGCTAGTGGTGTCCGTTGGCATGCGGTTGAGGACGTTTTGAACCTTGTTAGGCATAGGAGAAGGAGCATTAGGATCCCAAGGTTTTTGAGGGTCAGCGCTAGGGTCGGGAATGACAGTATTGCCGCCAAATCTAAGGCCGTCAGAACCATCAATTTGACCTGCTCCGTTTAAACAATGGTTTCCATTAGAAATAAATTCACCATGACAAGTACCATTATTGACAAAACAGACTGCGACAGTAGCTAAGTTATAACGACAAGTGCGAACGCATGTATAAGGTTTATCGCCGAATGTTACACCAGGCCAACTAACGGAACCGGAAGAAATGCCGATTTGACATTGAATTTCAGCATTAGCCTTGAAAGGGAAAAGAGATAAAAAAAGGGTAATAAACAAAAGTAAAGCAAGAAAGGTATTTGTCATTGAACGCAGCATAAAGCCCCCTAAGAGGAAACGCCCCCATTTAGGAGGCGTTCACTCCGGTGTAAAAGCCGTATGCAAAGGCCATGAAATAAGCCACGGCCACCACAACGGTTAGAGCATCGGAGACAAAAGCAACCATAACGATTACTTCAAGATACCAAGGATACCACCCAAGGCCTAAGGCGATAGCGGCAAGACCAATGACCCCATTCACCACCATGGTGTAATTCGCTTGACCGGACGCAATCGCCCCCTTGAAGTTTTCCGTAATAGGATTCATCCCCCAAAAGCCAAAAGAAAGCTGGGACCAGAAGTTGCTACTACACCACCGATTTTTTAAGCCATGTTACGAAAATTTCATTAGAATTTTTCCAACTGGTTTAAGGATTTAGGCTTTTTTTCGCCCATGGGTTTTTTTATCGACCCCACATTGACCCCCAAAAATACCGTTGAAGAACCCCCGTCAATTCAAATAAAGTTGTAAGTCTTGTTAAAAAGCCAAACAAAATTTTTAATTTCGTTTAAGTCGGAGGAGTGGCTTCCAGGTAAGGCATTCAAAGCCTGAGGCGCAAGCATCAAATACCGTTGTAAGCATTCACGCCAATGAATTCATGTTCTTGACCTAATTTTTCAATGGTTCAACCCATGGTATTTCTTTTAAGTCCTCATCCTTGGGGATGAGTTCAAACCCGCGACGGACTTTTAATGGGTCGTCAGGGTTGCTACCAAAGCGAATGTCATATTCCACGGGTTAGGAACAAAAGCGCGAGTTTCAATCAAACGCTTGGCGTATGAAGGTTCAATACGCAGCGGTTGCTTGTTGAAAGGAATATCCGTGTTTAGCCCCAAACCGTATTGAGCAAACTTCTCAACATTGACGGTTTCAACAGGGCGCAGAACGTTTAGCTCTGCAATCGTGGTGCCCGATTTAGGAAATGTTTTGATGACGATGCCAGTGATGTTAGCCATTACCTTAACTCCATAGTGTGTTTTTCAGTTGTGTGTATGAATCAGGAACGCCGAGCAATTCAAAGTCAGGGCGTCTATGTTTGTGAGGGATAAGCATCCCGAATGCTTCGCCCAAATCGCCTTGCGTCATGGCGATAACTTCCGCTAACGCCACGCCACATTGACGGCGAACCCATGCGATGCGAGCCATAAATTCAAGACCTTGAGCCTTTTTGTTGCGAGAGAACTTAACCGGAGGCGTACACTCGATAGAGGCCGCGAAAGGGCAGATACCCGCAAAAGAGGCGGCAGGGTTGGCTAAAAGCTCGATGTCGCACTTTTTCAGCTCAACCTCGTTTCGATACCAAATCAGGTCAGGGTCAGTAATTTTTTGCTCAAGCTTTTTGTTGTAGATACGCCAGTAAATCGCCGAGGAACGAGAGCCAACAATCGTAGCTTCTTCCATCAAAGCGCCGTTTTCTGTAATGCGTTTATGAGGAACCATTGAGGGACCTTGACCCCTTGGAGCAGTGCGAAATGCTCCCTCATAAAAACATTTCTCTGCATACTTGGCGTCGAAGTTTCCGGTGTAATCGTCCACGGCCAAGTCGAGACGAACTAAGCGAGTAATGCCAAGAACCTGAGCGAGCCACCAATGAAGCTTCTTAGAGTCGATACGGTCAAAAAGTTTGGTGCACCCCGTGCCGTTGATTTGGACAAAAACGGTATCGTTGTTTCCGCCAATTCCGACAAGGCCGCACTCAACTTGTCCGGTCATATCGAGAATGACCATAGAATCGTTGTAACCATGAAGGCCACGACCACGCATAGGCGATAAGCGAAAGCCCATGATTTTGGACATGAACAAATCGAAGCGATGAAAGAGCATCTTTGACACTTTGTTTTTGTGCGCTTCCATATGGCGCTCGATTTGTTCCAAGGTAGAGCACACCGCGCCTTGTTCCTTGGTTTTAGTTTTTGGCTCGTGGTACACGGGCATTTGTAAATTGATAAAGTCTTGGTCGTTGCTTTTGTCCAAGTGGCGCAAGTCCGCATAGGCAAAAGTAAAAGCCAAGTGGTCAACTTTGACAGGGCGAACCGTGTCATGGTGAGGGTGCTTACATGGCAT